CCAATGGTTGGGTATTGAACACAAGGTCCCCGTGATGCTTGAAAATAAAGCGGGCAAGTACATCACCTACGGGGCGTTCAATGAGTACCCCTATTACCTGCTGGACAACTACCGCAGGAGCAGCAAGCACAACGCTATTGTCAACGGCAAAGTGAACTACATCGTGGGTGGCGGATGGCAGCCTGGCGAAAAGATGACGGTTGAGCAGCAGGCCCGCTACGCCAAGTTCTTTGATGGTTTGAGCGAGCATGACGACCTCAACGACATCACGGAAAAACTCGTCCTTGACTTGGAACTATTCAACGGGTTTGCAGTCGCAGTCACTTGGAACAAAATGGGAACCATTGCCAAGATGGAACACATCCCCTTTGAAAAGATTCGTGTGGACAAGGACGAGCGGATGTTCCAGGTAGCCGATTGGTACGACGATGCAATGGTCCAACTATACCCCAAAATCGGGGATGTAGAGAAAATCCCCGCCTTTGATGCTGACAACCGCATTGGCAAGCAACTGTTCTACTATCGGGTCTATGCCGCAGGCGTGAAGTCCTACCCCTTGCCCGAATACATGGGAGGCTTGGCGTGGATTGAGGCCGATGTGCAGGTGGCGAACTTTCACAACAACAACCTGCGCAACAACTTTTGGGGTGGGTACTTGATAAACTTCAACAACGGGATTCCTACACCCGAAGAACAGGGCGACATTGAGCGTCAAATCAAGCGCAAGTTTTCGGGGACCGACAATGCAGGTCGCTTTGTTGTGACTTTCAACGACGATGTGAGCAAGGCTCCCACCTTGGAACCGCTGACACCGAGCGACATGGACAAGCAGTTCGAGATTTTGAACAAGGCCATCCAATCGGAAATCTTTATTTCGCACCGTGTCGTGAACCCCATGCTATTCGGCGTTAAGACCGAGGGCCAACTGGGAGGACGGCAGGAACTGGTGGAGGCTTACGAACTATTCAAAGCGACTTATGTGAACGACCGAGTGCGGAAGGTGGAGCGGATGATCAACTATCTTGGATCCTTCAACGGCGTGGAAGGGATGGAACTTATTCCTGTGGAACCCATCACCGAGCGACTATCCGAGCAAGCCCTGCTGACCATCATGACCCCCGAAGAACTCCGTGAGAAAGCGGGCCTCCCTGCATTGGAAAAGCAACCCGCCGATGTGGTTGGACCCAATCCCCAACCCGACGAGCAACCGCAAACACCTGCACAACTAAGCAACGACAACATCAAGAAATTGTCGGGCAGGGAGTACCAAAACCTCATGCGAATCGTCCGCCATTACGCCCAAGAAAAAATTACCTTGGAGATGGCCCGCACGATGCTATCCGCTGGATTCGGTCTAACCCCCGAAGAAGTGAACACCCTGCTCGGAGTGCAGGAGCAAGCGTTCAGCGAGCCTACATGGGGCGAGGAGGACACCGAGGACTACGGATGGGGGGACGAGGAATTCAAGGTCTTGGAGGTGGTCGCAAGCAAGTTTGGGAGCAACGCCGACGACTATGTGGTGATGCATTCCAAGCCAATGCGCTTTGACACCGACTTAGACGACCAAGTGCGTCAAGCCTTTGCTGAACTGGGGGAGGAAGAGAAAGAACTGGACGAGAAAATCGAAAAGTACCGCAAGAAGAATCGGGACGCATCGGTGGAAGAAATGGCCAAGGAGTTCGGGGTCAGCAAAGCGAAGGTCGCCAAGCGGGTGGCGTACTTGATTACCAAAGACCGCTACCCCATCGCAAGAGCGGTGGACCAAATCGCAGAGCAGGGCTTGCCCAAAAACATCAAGGAAGTGGCCGAACCCGTGCTTGAAGTGAGGTACAAATATTCGTGGGCCGCAGGGTTCAGCAACAAAGACAAGAGCACGAGCCGTGAGTTCTGCAAGGTCATGCTGGACCTCGCTGACCAAGGCAAGGTTTACACCCGTGACGACATAAATGGTATTTCCAACATCATGGGCTACTCCGTTTGGAATCGCCGTGGCGGTTGGTATCACACGGCCAGCGGAGTGAATCGCCCCCAATGCCGCCATGTGTGGGAGCAGCAAATTGTAATCCGCAAAGGCAATAAAATCACGAAAGCATGAAGGCACTATTCATAAGCGAACAAACCCTGCTGGACAACTCGGTCATAAACGAGAATGTATCGTTCACGCAGATACGGCCTACCATCGTGAAGGTGCAGGAAATGCGGATCCAGCCGATCGTTGGGTCTGCCCTGTACTCGGAAATGGTGGGGCAGGTAGTGAGCGGCACAACGACTGCACTCAACACCACCCTGCTGGAGGACTACATCCAACCCGCCATGGTGCAATGGCTCTACTACGAACTCCCGATGGTCTTGGCGTTCAAGTACATGAACAAGGGAATGGTCCGCAGAACGAGCGAGGAATCTTCCCAAATGTCCATGGACGAGATTACAAGGTTGACGGACAAAGTGAAGAACGATGCGGAGTGGTATTCCGAAAGGATTACCAGGTACTTGATGGAGCAGAAGGCCAACTATCCGCTCTTCAACTCCCCGCCATCGGCTTTGGACACCATCTACCCCAACGGCACCAACTACAACACAGGGATGGCATTGGATGCAAGAACCCTGCGCCGTGGTGCTGGCTTGGACCGCCCTTGGCCCTATGACCCCTACTGCAACAACTGCTAACGATGGGCGCACACGCAAAAAACATTCTGAAACTCCAAAAATATGTCTTGGATAAAAATCAAGCAAGCACTCCTTGCGCTTGCAAATGCTCACCCGCAAGTAAACTCCTTCGGGACGGGGGACCCGCTTGCAATCGGGACCGACAACACGATAAACCTGCGAACCCCAAGCCGTGAGCGAATCGTCTATCCTTTGGTATTTGCGGATGTTCAGTCAGCGAGTACGGATGCGGGGACTTTGGCTCTTACTGTGGGTGTCTATTTTTCTGACCGAGTGGAATCCATTGCCACGATGGGTGGAGTGGTTTCGGGAAGCCCGACGCTCGGTTGGCAGGACAACGAAGACGAGGTTTTGAGCGACCAACTGCAAATCGCACAGGACTTCATTTCAGCCCTTACAAACGACCCGACGCAAGAGTGGACCCTAAGTACCAGCGTCAGCCTTACGAGGTTTGTGGAGAGCCGAGATGACCGCACGGCGGGGTGGGTGGCTACTCTATCGTTTGCTATCCCGTACTCTCACTCCATTTGTGAAATTCCTACCTAACCTACATTTACCCTAAATACGCAAGCAATGCCAACTCCAATCTTACAACAAATGCTCGGCCAAGGCGGCACGATGGAATTCGTGGACGGACCTGTCACGGGCGAGAACTTTGACTTTATCGTGGTGAACGCCGCCGCTACCTTCACAACCTTGACGGGTACAGGAGGCGAAGACCTATTGGCCGCCTACGCAATGTCAGCCAAGTCCGTGTCTGCGGGAATAGTCATCAGCGGAAGGAACGGCGGAAAGATTACGGCGGTAACTCCAAGCGTCGGTTCGGTAATCGGATATACATTCCTCTAAGCGATGTTCATCGGCTACGGATACGGATATCCCCGCTCGCTAATACTCGGCGGTTCGGGCAACCCTTATTGGGCGGCCTACAATGTCCGTGCATCTGCTGACGGCGCAACCGCTGCCGAAACCGCAAGCAACGACTGCCTGCAAGCCCGATTCATTGACACCTTCCAAGATTACAATTTCTTCGTGTGGACCGATACGGTGTGGAATGTATTTAACAACCGTGCAACCGCCGATTCCGCCACCGCCAAAGAAACCCTTTTTGAAAACTGCCTCCAAGTGCGAACCTATAATTTAGATTAAAATGCCCGCAGCACCCTCCTTACTCATTGTCCCCTATCGTTCAAAGACGGGGAAACTATACTCCCAAATTCCCACCAGCGGGGCGGGGGACTTCACCGTTACCCGCAACACCGAGGCACGGAGGTTCACATCTGCGGGGCTTATCGCATCCGTTGCGTCGGGCATCCCCCGCTTGGACTACTTGACCAGCGGTGGAACGGCGGGGTGTCCTGCGCTCTTGGTGGAGCCTGCGGCGACGAATTTGGCGTTGCAGAGTGAGAACTTCTTGACGACTTGGTCCCCCACAAATATCACGGTTACAACGGGTTCAACGGCGGCATTTACTGCTCCCGATGGAACAACAAGTGCAGACCTATTTACTGAAAGCACCGATGTAAGTGCAACCAATCATCAAATAAGTCAGTCAATCAGCACGGCGGTAGTTTCGGGAACTTCATATACGCTTAGTTGTTTTTTTAAGGCTACGGCTGCAAATCGTTCGGCACGATTGTCATTGAGTTCCGCTTTATTTTCAGGTTCTCCGCAAGCCTTTTTTGATATAACAAGTGGCATCGTTGGAACGACCACGGATTGTACTGCAAGAATTGAGAATTACGGAAGCGGCTGGTATCGCTGCATAATGACTGCAATTTGCGACGCTGCTGGAACCGCAAGCGTATTTGTGAGTAGCGCAAGTGGCAACACAAGGGACTACATCGGAAACGGCTCTGCATCTCTTTACCTATGGGGCGCACAACTTGAAACAGGCTCCGTAGCCACTTCCTACATCCCCACAACCGCAGGCACGGGTAGCCGAAGCGGTGATTTGGTGTCCGTGACGGGAGCCGTCAGCGGAAGCATCGGGCAGACGGCTGGAACATTCTACCTTGACTTAACATACTCATTGAGATTGACATCAACGGCAACTCGTTGGATTCAGATTTTTGGGTCAAGCAATAATATTGGATTAGCGGTTGCTACCACAAACATCGTGCGAAGTATTGTGAATGGTCAAAGCGATATTTTATCTACACCATCAACTGCGGATGGAGTTAAAATTGCTTGGGGCTATGATGGTTCGGGAGTGGTTTGTTTTGTAAACGGAACTCAATACACGCTCACAAATGGAGGCGCACAAATAATCACTCAACTCAATCAAATATCCCTTGATTTAAGCACGACAAATGCTATTGGCAACTGCCGCCTTCGTGCCGTGGCCCTCTACACCACCCGCCTCACCAACGCCGAACTCGCAACGCTGACCACCCCCTAAGATGGCCACCTTCCGCAAGTTCGCCTTCCCCGACGCTGGAACCGCTGACAAGGCTTTGAAAGACCTGCAACCGCTGGACTTCGCCGTGCCGCTCGGACACCTCTGCGCCGCTACCGATTCGGAAGGAAACTGCATCAAGACCCGCCCCGAATTTTCGGTGGACATACTATTCCACGACACCTGCCC